GGAATACCTGCTCAAGACGATGAGCTATGGGTTACCGATTGGAACGATTGGAGTTGGAGTTCTCCTCCTGTACTCTCCGTTGAAGCACTCACTGATTTAAATCGAGAAAATGGCGCATTCCGTTGGGATTGGTCAGTACCTTTTGAAAACTATGGCATCGATGCTTATGGTCAGGTAACCTTCACCAACAGCTACGGACTTGGTCTGGATGCTGAAGGTGCTGTAATGGCCCATGGTGAATACCCAATCACCGAAGATGGAAGTGTTAAAGCTGCTGGAAACGTACAAACCAAGGGATTTTTAAGCTCAGATTATCGTGTTCAGACCCAATATGAAGTTACGCTTTATGAATGGGATGTTTACGTAAATGGTCAGGCTGGAATGATGGCTTGGGATACATATCTCAATCTTGAAGCCAGATCTGAAGAAAGTGTTTACCACGAGTATTTCATGAGCATTCAGGTTGAAGAAGGCGAAACCTTTACCATTGACGAACTCAACATTTCATCCGCCTTTGATTCTTCTTGGTGGCCTTGGAGTGGCGCTCACGAAATCGGAGTGACTCTTTCCAACATTGAAATTTCAGCCCCATTCTACGAAGCTGAAGAAGAAACTTGGACAGAAGAGGAAACGTGGACGGAAGAAGAGTGGGACCCACAAACAGATGAAGAAGAGGAGTCCTCCGAGGGAACTTACAGTGAAGAGGAGACCGAAGAGCTTTCACAACTACCACAGCTTAGCCAAGAAGCGACAGATCCAGTAAAGGGTGGGTGCAGTGTCGCACCGACTCCGTATAGTTTCTTTTTAATCCCGCTTATGGGAATTATTGCAAGGAGAAGAAGATGAAATATTTCTTATTAGGGTTTCTGATGACATGGTCTAATGCAGCCCACGCATTTGAGCAAAAACCAAAATTTACAAAATTGAACCAAGGCCAGAAGGCCCCATTCGAAGGTAGGCTATTTAACAATGCGGCTGTTTCAAAGTTGATTGTTGAAAACCGACTAATGGTAGAGCAGTGCGATATCCAAATAGAGTACCACGTTAGCAGAGCGGTAGAGAAGGAGAATTATAATTATAACCTTTTAACAGCCAAATGCGAGTCTGCTGACGAGCGCCTGACTGATTTGCTAACAATCAAACAAGATGAAATAGACAAGCTCAATAGACTTATTAAGCCAAGCAAAAACTCTTGGTGGCTTGCGGGTGGGTTTATCGCAGGTGTTGGTACATCCATAGCAATTATGCATGCGGTGAAGTGAGGCTTTATGAAAAACAAAGATCCAAATTACGCGATTAAGGTAGAAAAGGCTATCGCAGAAAAGTACGGAGAAGATGCAGTCCAAAGCCCAAAGGCCAACTGGACAAGCGAAAAAGAAAAAGAATACCTTAAGCAATTAAAAACAGTTTGCGATTCCACTAGTCACATAGACTACGATGAGGAGGAAGTAAATGGAGTTTTTATATCCAAGAAACTACTTAAAAGAGAATCGACGCGCTCCTGCCCGGTTTGTAATACATATTCATTTAAATCAAACGATGATCTCTATATGTCTAAATTTGAATGTTGTGAGAAGTGTTATATACAATGGGTTGAAGGACGCGAAGATAGATGGAAACAAGGATGGAGACCTAATAATGGCTGAATCAAATATTTTAGAAATCGTTCAAGGGCTAGCACAAGCTGCTGCCAATGCATATGATGGCTCTCATGACGAGCGTTTTGTTCGTGATGGCGAAGTTAAAAAAATCGGACTAAAACGAGAGGAAGGTTGTCCTATCACAGATCAGAGGGTAAATGATGGTTTCAGTGTAAAATTTATGGGAAACCAAATTGTTATCCATTACCAGTCTGATATAAGACTTAAAGAGATATACGGTGGGGACTTCGAAAATGAAATGTCTCGCGTGTTGAACGAGATAAAAAAGTTTCTTCAAAAAGAATATAAGGCGATTACCGGAAACTCGATAACCCTTACCAAAGAAGGGGATGTTTCCGTTCTTGCTTCGTCTGTATCTAGAGTTCGCAGTTTCGTACAAGCATACCAGCATTTCAATATCTCAGGAATCAAAGTAGATCCCGATGCGGGCGGATCAGAGAATAGAAAAATCGAAGATTCATGGCGTAAGTTTATGGATTTAGATAACAATAACAAAAGACCACGAAATGATACAAGGAAAAAATGAAACCATATCGTCTTTCCAAACAAGACATTATAAAAGAGATCATCAAATCAGGTAAAGATTCTACCTACTTTATTAACAATTATTGTCGAATTAGTCACCCCATGAAAGGGCTAATACAATTTAAGACGTATCCGTATCAAGATGACTTGTTAGATGATTATAATGATTTTCGTTTTAACGTTATTTTAAAAGCAAGGCAGCTAGGGATCTCAACGATCACTGCTGCTTATTGTGTTTGGTTTATGCTTTTTCACAAAGAAAAGAACATCGTTGTTCTTGCTACTAAATTCAGCACAGCCTCGAACCTTGTCAAGAAGGTAAAAAGCATGATGAAAAACCTTCCGGATTGGATGAAGGTTTCTAGGATCTCTATCGACAACAGGACATCCTTTGAACTATCTAACGGTTCAATTATCAAGGCGGTGCCAACATCAGAAGACGCAGGTCGTTCAGAAGCCCTGTCTCTGCTTGTAATTGACGAGGCCGCACATGTTGAAAAGATGACAGATATATGGACCGCTGTTTATTCTACATTGGCGACAGGTGGTAGGTGCATTGCTCTTTCCACCCCAAAAGGTACCGGAAACTGGTTTCATAAAACCTATGTTGGTGCTGTCGACGGTGAGAACGAGTTCAACCCTATTGAGTTGATGTGGAACGTACACCCAGAGAGAGACCAAGCGTGGTTTGAGAAAGAGACTAAGAACATGTCCAAGAGACAAGTCGCGCAGGAATTGTTGTGTAATTTTAACACTTCTGGTGACACTGTTATTCACCCGGATGATTTGACATGGCTCAGTAAATTATTGAAGGACCCAGAGTATAGAACCGGGCACGATCGCAATTTTTGGCTTTGGGAAAAATATAATGAAAATAATACATACTTGCTTGTTGCTGATGTAGCAAGGGGAGATGGCGCAGATAATTCTGTTTTTCATGTTATAAAATTAGAGACCATGGAGGTGATTGCCGAATATCAAGGAAAGCCAAGTTTGGACATGTACTCACAGATGTTGTTTTCTGCTGGTTCCGAATTTGGAAATTGCCTTTTGGTTGTAGAAAACAACGGTATTGGTATATCAATTTTGGAAAAACTAATTAACTTGGGGTATCCTAATTTATATTATTCTATTAAATCAACACATGAGTTTGTTAGTCAGATTCAGGGTGAAAATATGAATAATGCAATTGCGGGATTTACAACATCAACCAAGACAAGGCCTTTAATTGTGGCTAAACTAGAGGAGTTTATACGAAACAAGTTGGTAAAGATTTATTCTAGTAGGTCTTATCACGAATTTAAAACCTTTATATGGGCTAACGGAAAACCCCAATCTATGAGAAGCTACAACGATGACCTAGTTATGTCATTGGCAATTGCTTGTTGGGTTCGAGATACGGCCCTACAAGTTAATAAAAAAGAACAAGAATATAAAAAGGCAATGATGAATTCGATGTACATGAACACCACCAAACTTAACACAGCAATTAAAGGAATGGATACTTTCTCCCAAACAACTCAAGAGAAATACAGGGATGAAATTGAGCAAACAAAAGATTTTTTATGGATTTACAAAGGATAATATAATATGGCTAAAAAATATGGAAAAAAAGGGAATAACCCCTATAATGAAACGAACAAACTGTTCAAATCACTTACAAGACTGTTTTCTGGACCAATAGTCAATCGTAGGACTCAGACGGGTAGGGAGATTCGGAGAAGACATCTCGATATATATGCTAATCGATTTAAGTCAGCCTCCGGTAAACAATTCAAAAAGACTGAATATAACCCCATGAACGTTATGGCAGTCAATATGATTTCCAACAGAAATCGATCTGAGCGTTATGTCGACTTTGACCAAATGGAATACGAACCTATCATTGCTTCGGCATTAGATATCTATGCAGACGAGATGACGACCCACTCAAGTTTAAACCCGATGTTGCGAATCAAGTGTGCAAACGACGAAATCAAGTCAGTTCTTGATTCTTTGTATTTTAATGTTCTCAACGTCAACCACAATTTATTTGGTTGGTCTCGAACTATGTGTAAATATGGGGACCTATTTCTTTATTTAGATATGGATGAAGACGCTGGGATTAGAAACTGTATTGGGCTGCCCCCACAAGAAGTCGAAAGACTTGAGGGCGAAGACGAAAGTAACCCGAATTACGTTCAATACCAATGGAACTCTGCTGGTCTTACACTTGAGAATTGGCAAGTCGCCCACTTTAGAGTGTTAGGAAACGATAAAAACGTTCCTTATGGAACATCCGTGCTTGAGCCGGCTCGTCGTATTTGGAGACAACTCACCCTTCTTGAGGACGCGATGATGGCCTATCGTATTGTCAGGTCACCAGAGCGACGAGTATTTAAAATTGATGTTGGTAATATCGCTCCTCAAGATGTAGAACAGTACATG